ATGTAGATGTATATCTTGCTGCCATTATCTTATCCTTGTGTTTACATTTCTTGCTTTCTCCATTATTACTATTAAATCCGCACCGCTGACACGAGTCGATAAAATATATGGAGAACCTCCACCATCTAACATCCCTTTTAACTTTGACAAAGGAGCAATTACTTCAGGATCGACCCTTGCGTTTTTGTTATCTCCCACCATTGCCATAGTTGGAGCATAAGCAAGACCACCTTGTGCAAGTTTAGGTAATCCTATCTTTGAAATTAAACTTGTAAATAATCCCGATGCCAATGCTCCAGCAGCACCAGCAACTGCAACACCGACTGGGCCCAATGTGCCAGCAGGGCCTTTTAATGTATTTGAAACCGCAGCTGCTACACCTTGTTGTATCAATGATTTTATAATGCTTAAACCACCCTTAACAACGGCATTAGCAAAATCATTAAATGAGCCTATTCCTTTTTCAAACTCATTTGCTAAAACTCCAATACCAGATGATATTGCAGAATTAATATTTACAGATGCTAAACCTAATTCATTCATTTTTAATCCCAATGATTCTATTTCAGTTTTAAAAGCTACAATAGCAGGAATAGGAGGAACAAATTTTGTAGTAGCATCGTTTAATGCTAATGTTGTTTCTTTTAATCTTTCTGCTTCAGCAGTTACGCTACTTAATTTTGTTGGCAATACATCCAATGTTGGAAGCATAGCAGTAATACCTAAAGCTTGTGTAGTTGGTTGTAATGCAGCTGCACTACCACCTCCACTGCCTGGTGTTGTTGTAGTTGTGGTTGTTGTAGTAGTAGGTTCAGTTGGTGTAACAATAGTACCAGCCTTTTTACTTACGGTAAACAATGAAGCAAGTTTACCTTTTAAACTGTCAACTGTTTGACCTATCGTTTTAAACTCTGTGGCTACGATTCTTTGCTCTTCCTGGTAAGTAGTTAATCCTCTTAAATCAAATAAATTTAATCCTAATGCTTTTTGTAAATAGTCAATATTTTTTAAAACATTAGCTACTCCTTTACCTACGGAGTTTTTAATGTTTATCCATATATTTTTAAATCTATCTGTAAAGGCTTGCCAGTTATCGTAAACATATAAGGCAATAGCACCAATAGCAGCAATTAAAGCAGTAACTACTAAAATCATGGGATTGGCAGCTAAATAGCTAAATGCTTTACTTATATTTCCTATGGCTTGTACTATTAATTTTGAGGCTCCTGCTAAAGCACCATATGTACTTATTAATTTTCCTACTATAAATATAATGGGCCCTATAGATGCAGCTACTAAAGCAGCCTTAACTATAAAGCCTTGTACTTCTGGTGTAAGATTTTTAAATCCATCTACTAAACCTTGAATATATTTACTTAAACTTTCTGCAACCGCTTGTAGATTTAATGATTCATTAATAGCCTTGCCAAATTCTGCTAAAGAAGCCGTTACATTATCTTTTAAATTATCAAACGTATTACCTAAACCACCTTGCGCCCTTTCTAATTTTGCTAATGCAGAGACAGAACGAGTTATAAATTCCTCACTACTTACACCTATTGCCCGTATTCCTTCCGCAGTCACTGTACCAAATTCCTCTTTCATCACACGCGCAAACTCTGGAAGCCTTTCTTTTATCTGATTAAGGTCTTCTTGCGTTACCTTACCAACCGCGCTTATCTGACTAAGAGCCAATGTAACTCCGCTAAACTGTTCTGCTCCTCCTCCTGATCTCGCTACGGCATTACCAAACTGTGTTATTGTTTCCCTTGCTGCATCGGCAGACATTCCTACTGATTGCAATGAGGCAGAAGCCTGTACAACTTGAGGCAAGGCAAGACCAGGATTCTCCGCAGTAACTCTTAATTTATCTAACTCTTCTTTTGCCCCTTGCGTACTACCCATTATGGCAATCAATCCATTCTCCAGTTTCTCCATGTCGGCAAATGCCTTTAATGAAGCTGCACCAACACCAAGTAAAGGTAGAGTTAATGACTGTGTCATAGTGCTGCCGATGTTCTGCATCTGTGAACCAAACCTTGACATACTACGCTCAACCTTGCCAAGTTCTTTCTCAAGATTACTTACATCAATGCCAAGTTTTAAATTCAGTTTACCTAATGCCATTATGCTTCTTTATCCCATTTGTCAAATATTGTTTTGTCACTATTTGTCAAACTTCTATTAGTTTCTTTCTTTATCGGATTCTCCCATGGAAATTCAATTAAATCCTTTGGCTTTAAACTCTTACCTTTTGCAGTATGAACATTTAGTAAAAGTGTTGTCTGCCATCTAACTCTTTCCCACTCAAATTGCTGCTCTATTTCAAATTGGTTATTATAACCTTGCATGGCTATAATAACCTCTCTTAGTGTCATCTCATAGTATTGCGGAGGGGAAAATCTTAATACTCCAAAGCAAAAACGCTCAATATAATCAAGAGTTAATTCTGCTCCTCCGCTATCTCGTTTTTTCTTTCCGAATCTTCTGGCACTGAAATCTCATTTGTTATCAGCTCTGTTATCCTGTTTATCCCTCCCTTATCCAAATCTACTAAGTCGCAAAACTTTTCTAAGGTATATGGGCACTTCTCTCCTTTTGCCTTGTAACCTGCCTGTACACCTGCAAAGGCAAGTTCAAGAGCAAATAGGAGGTCTTCGCCAAGTTGGGAGAGGTCGCTAAGTTTTAGATTCCTCTCCCGTAAAAATGTACCTAACACGAACATACCAAACTTAACTGGTATGTCCGCATTAGCTATTTTTATTGTTTTCATGTTAGGTAATTTTTAAATTATGCTTTTGTTGTCTTCACGATTGCACCTGTCACCTCAAAAGATGCAGAGTAGCTTGTATTCTCTTCTACGGCTGCATTAAGGTCTAATGATGTACAGATAGCAGACATTGTAAATACATTGTCACCTTGAACATCGGTAGTAAACTTAATAGTAAGCGCAGTACCACTAATCAAATCGGTAAAGAGATCATCAAACAAGTAATTGGTAGATGAATCACCAGGGCCGGCATAAAGTGCCTCTGTTGAAAGTGTGCCAGATAACTGACCCTTCTTTACTTCTCTCCATCCTCCAGCTGCTGAATCCTTTGTTAAGATTTCACGCATAGCTGCGGAGATGTTCATTTGGCAGGATGTAGCATAACCAATAGCAGTGCTATCTTTGTATAACCTCATCAACGTACCGTTAATTATTCCAGTTGTTGCCATTTTATTATTTTTTAGCTTTTGACAAATCTATATTAACATCAATTTTTTCCAATTCATTCTCATCTTGGAAATATTCCATGGGCATTGGCACTGGAATATAAATAGGTTGAGGTGCCTCTTGCACTTGTTCAAGATGTTCTGCTATGCCATCGGCAACAAGTTGCTTGCCAAAGTCGGAAAGGAATACACCTGTTGCGCCTACTGGCTTGCCGTTCCACGTTTTTATTAATCTTAACTTCATAATTATCGTTTCATTCTTGCCATAAAATCAATACTCATCCAATAAACATTTAAATCAGCATTGTATGCTTGTGAATCAGATGACATATACTTAACTGTCTGCACGCTAATATCATTTACTGTACCTACAAATCTGTCTAATCTATTTCTTATAGAGTTAGATAAACTTTGTGTAGTGTCATAGTTGTTTGTATAAACATCTACTTGAAAACTAACTTCTTCAAGATTACTTTGACCATCTTTAAAATCAACTGCAACACTATTGATAATTGTGTAAACACAAAAAGGATAGGTAACATTTTGAGGAGCAATATCTGGAAAGATGCGTAATCCGCAAACACCAGTAACTGCCACATCAGTTGATAGTCTCCCATATATTACTTTACCTATCATAATACTTGCCAGAATTTTTTAGGTCTCTCCTGCATAATAAAAATGCATTCATTACGCATGGTTTTAATTACTTTTTCTCTACTTAAATTTCTTGCTTGTACTACTATTTTATTATACCAGGCTCTTGTACTTCCAAAAACCATGTGAGCATAAAAGCCATTTGTTCCTTCGCTACTATTAATACCTTTATTCATTGTACCTCTTTTATACAATGGCCCTACCGCTCCAACGGCATATCTATATGATTTAAGATTTTTAGATAAATCAATAATAGACTTTCTTAAATTACCTGGTTGCACAATCATTGAAGCTCGATCATCTTCTGACCAGCCTTTCATTTTTTTATTACTAAAAGGATTAGTGCTAATTCTGTGAGCCTTATTACTTACCGGCACTAATGACTTATATATTTGTAATGCGATAGGAGTAGCTGAATCTATTACTCTACTTCTTTCTTTTACTGTACATTGCTCCATTAACTCTGCAAATTCAATCACCGCATCTGCTAAACCTACTACTCTTAATGACATTCCTTGGAAACTCCTTCTACCTGCGTAGTTAGATTTTTGAAGTTCTTTAAGGTGATTTATTTGTTTAGCTGATAAATATCCCATTACACATAATTTTGAGCAAATGAACAAAATAAATGTAAATACATATTGTCTTCACTTATCTGGATATTTTCTATTTGATAATATTTGTCCATCCAGATAATTCTTTGTTGCTCGTTTATGTCTGTCCTATTTCGACAGGTAACTCTCACCTGGCTTAATGCTGTTATCTTGCCACCTTCTATCTCCTCCTTGTTTACTCCTTTATAATCTACTATTGCCCACACCTCGGCAAAATTACTCCATGTCTCTACACCAAAACCAGTAGTACCAACAGTACGAGATACACTCTGTACTATTATTCTCTCTCTTAACTTCCCTATTTCTTCTTTCTTGTTGTATCTCATTAGAATAATTGAACGCGATATTGATCAAGTAAATACTCCGATGCAGTAGGTAATTTCTTTATATAATCTTCTCTATTATCGTAACCATCTGCAATCATCATTAATACAGCTTGTCTTATTTGCATTGGCACACCAGATGGCTCTGTGCTATATCCTGCTGTATAAGTTATTGTTACATCATTTATATTACCATAAAGTGTTGGCCATGTAGCACCGTATGCTAAAGCTAATCTTCCAGGCTTTAAAAAAGTATCTACAACATAATTATCAGCATTGTAAGTTTGTAAGCTATTAACTCCATCGTTATATTGAAATAAGCTAACTGCAATTACTGGAGAGACAGATAAGTAAATAGTAGGATTATTAAGCCTATCTAACTTCTCTGTTATTGTTTGTGTAATTAACGCTTGATTAAGATAACGCTCTGCAACTTCACGAGCTGACTGCAATAAAGTAGTAATCAAAGTATCGTCAGCAGAAGTATCTACTTTAAGATAATTCTTAACTTCATTTAATGTAAAAACTTCTTTAGCAGGTGCCGTTGTTACTTTCCAAGCCATCTTTATATTTTTAAGTAGGGATAGAGATTTCTCCCTATCCCTTTACTATCCCCTATTATTTACAGATTCTTCAAGTGCTTAATTGCCGCTGTCTGAATTAATTTACCATCAAAACGAGCGTACATTAAGAATCCTAACTCCATCTCATCCATAAACCTTTCACGCAATGGCACAAGCACATTGTTAGCTACCTGGCGAATGATGTACTTAGACCAATCTCCAAAGAAGATTATCTTTGCATCAGCAGCCTGTGCAGATGGAAGATCATTGTTTATAAAGAAATTATAACCCAATAATCTATCTGGAGTACCTTCTCTAAGAGATGGTTGGAACAAAGTAGTGTTGTTAGTGTCCAAGTTTAACTTTCTAACTGCACTCAAAATTTGGTCGTGCATCATAAATGCAGCAGATGGTGAGTTACGGTAAGCAATATCAACAGAGTGAACAAGCTCAACCAGGTTAGCAGCAGTAAATGCACCGGTAGAAGCAGATTCAACACCAGAAGGTGCTACGTCTCTGAATCCTGTTGGTTTACCAGAACCATCACCAGTTGTAAATGCAGTGTTTAAGCCACGACCTAAACGCTCACCTAACATAATTGGTAACTCTGTGTTTAATAAACCAAACTCGTCATTTGCCCATTCAACAGACACTTTTACAAGTGTGTTTAAAACGTGAGCTGAAAAAGTCTCTCTTGTAAAGGTCATGTCCTGTACAG